TGATGATGTTGATAATTATAGTCTATTAATAAGACTAATGCATACAAGTGAGTGTGAGAAATGTTAGAATAGTGCATTGAGTATGCCAAATGACTTTTTAAAAATCATTGCATTAATCAGTGATAAAACGAAGGATGATCAAATCAGTATTGAAGGCAAGACAATTGTTGTCACACACAACCTTGGTGATTACCAAGTTTATTAACTGACGTAATAACTGACGGAAACTAAGGATATGGTACACGTTATAAGTTATAACTAACTTGCATACAATAAGGTGCAACCATTAGTGAATACAATCCAATACCATTAGGTGAATGGTCAGAATAAATAGCATGTGCAGACTGATAACATGTATGTTAGACAGTTCGTTAAAATGGCATTGAGTCATTATGGAACAAGTGTAAGTTAATATTGTCCCTATAACATCATATTAGAGCATGATGTTTTCTATAAGGATCATATTGTGATGAGTTTGATAAGAAACACTCACGACGGTATTGTAACAAAAACAGTGTGTGTTGATTATTTAAAATTGAGTGAGTTGATGTGGATGCAATTCAAGAACATTGATGAACCAGTGGATTAATAATTCGACTTATGGCATTTGGTTAAAGATTTAGTGAAATGCAGACAAAATGAAATTAACAATGACATGCAACACAACCTTGGTAAATTGTATTACCAAGTATTAAATGATGCATAAGGATCAATAATTGGTTAATAGATGAAGGTTGAAAAAGATACGATAAGCAGATCTGGGGCAATTGTTTATAGACATGGCACCAAACATGTGGTGTTCTACTCAATTCCATTCAATAAATTCATCAAAATCAATTTAGACGATGAGATGATGTTTGACGACAACAATGAAAAACTAATTAAAACACCATCAAAAGAGCAAGATGATAGTGAATCAGGTGATGAGGATGAATTTGATATCAATTAAGCCAGTTCTAGAAAGTTAATTGTTACTGAGTAAAAGAGAGGCAATGCTGACAGATTGGCCACGATTGGTTAAAACACTGAACAACAGGAGATTAAGAGTGAAAGTTTAAAAGCAACACATACATATAAAATTGAAGAACAAACACAAGTTGACAAGAACACACTTATACAAGAGCACATTTAAAAACATGGATACACTTCAAACAACACTATGACAGCCAAAGATTATAAGGAAGAATAAGAAAAGATAGACGCTGTAAACTAGAAAAACCAAGGTGCAGCCAGAAGAGACATTCAAATGATTACAAATGATTCACATGTTGAGTACGTATTCTGTGAGCAGAACATTGGTAATTAAAATTAACACAAATTACAACCCATGGGATTTACAAAATCGGATAAAGTGCTTGATATACCTGTGATTTATATGGATCAGTTAAAAATGATTGATAACATGAATAACATCGAAGCACACTCGACAGACAACTTCAAACTACCAAATCTTAAAATGCAAGCAACGCAAGCTCAACCGATGTTCTAAACATTTGGAAAAACAGTTTAAGGAAAGTTCAGTGGCAATTATCATGAAGATGCCATTATAATGAAACAGTAAATACCATGTGAAATTATTGATATGTATGACTACTTAGATTTGACCTGCAACAATGAATTTGCTTTACCGAAACACAAAAGTTTAATGACAAGTGAAGTACCATTCGCCACAGGATTTGAATTCAAAATAACGGCAACGTCATACCCTATGTGGTCATGGCCAACGCTAACTAAGAAAAGTATGCAAGAATTGAATGCTATTACAAGTAGGCTGTATGCCCTACAAAAATTCTAAAAGGAAAAAATCAATCACAGTAAGGAATTTGCTAATTTCAAAAACTTATTCTTTAAACCAAACTTTGACTAACAAAACTTTGACGGAAAGAAGATAACATACAATTGGGAGGAGACTCTTGAGTGGTTAAAATAAAATGACAGACCAGATGTAAAGAAAACAAAAGATTTAGTGGATTTTATTGAATTTGGACTTGAGCACAAGTAAATAAATGCAATCAAAGTTCACTAGAAGATTGAAAGTATCATGAAGGAAGACATGGCAATGAATTGGGGTGACACGAAGACAAGAACTATTATGTGGTAACGTTATGCTATTTCAGCTATATATGCACCAATGTTCAACAAGATCAAACTGAGATTTAAAAATGCACTAAAAACTAACTTTATATACACTGATGGTTATGATGCTAATGAATTAGCTGAATTATTACAGTAAGAAACAACTGGTGATTGGTATGTTGAAAATGACTTTTCAAAGTAAGATAGACAGACGACAGAAGATCATATTATGTTAGAGATGCTCATATATTAATCACTGGGTTTAGACAACAATGTACTACACTTGTGGAAAAGTTGTCATCAAGATTGGACATGGAAGTCAACATGGAGTAAAGGTAAACTGACAAACATGAGATTAACCGGTTAAGCGACAACAGCAATCGGAAATGCAATTGTTAATTTGATTACTCATATGACATTTGTCAAAGCTAATATATCCAACATCAATTGGATGGTATTTTTAGGAGATGACAATCTAATCAACATGCAAACACAGCCCAATCTTAAAAACTTCAAAAAAGATGTTAAAAACAAATGGAATATGGAGTGCAAAGTGTAATAACAAAAATTCTTTGGCACGTTCTGCTAGCGGATTATATTCTCAGACAATGAAAATAAAATGAGTGTCGCACCTGATTTGGTTAGGATGAATTACAAGTATGAAAACCTGATGGGAGATAGTTAGGTGTTTGAAAACAATCTTGAATAAAGGGCACAATCCTATCTATTTAATATTGGTGCAGCTACCAGAAAATGTGTACAAATTAACTAAGAAAAGTAGTGGAACCTTGACCTAAAATAATATTACAATTATGGGTATTTACTGAAAATGCTCGCAATTAAGTATAATGTTAGCA